AGTATATGCGAGATGCTTTAAAATGGGAGGTTTGCCATAAATATACTCGTATCGGTACTTATAAATTGAGAAATAAAGGTGCTGGTACAAAGTCTGGGGATAACTTTACACCACTAAGCGAGGGTGAGCTTGTAGTGGCTAAAAACATATATAAGGATAACGCAGATTTTTATCGTAGAAAATTGCAGTTATATTTGAAAGAGAATGAGAATGATTACCCACTCTATAAAACCCCACCAGATGGGCTAGATGTGGTACACCCAGAACACGACACTAAATGGCGAAGTCAATTTATATTATAAGAAAGGAAGAGAAATTAGAGAAATATGTCGAAAAGTTTAACCATAAAGAACATAAGGACAATAATGGAGGGCATAAAGTCAGAACATCCACAAATAAACACAATCCTAAAAGGTAATATTTGGGACGTAGATTTAACAAAAGATGTTACTGGAAGCTACCTTATATACGATATTGTCAATATCACTCCTAATGGGTTTAACGGAATAGATTACTCTTTAGATATATTTTTATGCGATAATGTTACTGAGATAAACACAGAGTCAAACGAGGTAAGCGTACAAAATGAATGCTGCTTAATCGCTCTGGATATTATGAGCATATTTGAAAACTATAACAAGGCAACTTATGCCGACAAAGATTTAGCTTTAGTACTGAATAAGAACTGGAGCATACAACCATTCACCGAAAGATTCGATAGTCTATATTCTGGAGCAGCGATAAGTATGTCGCTAAGCTCAGCATATGGCTACGCAAGATGTAAAATACCAACTTAAATAAAGAAATGACAACAACTGAATTAACCTTATCAAGAAACGGACAGAAATGTGTAACTGGAGATGTTACCTTTACTGCCTCAGACAAAGTAGCTTATCTCGTAGTAAATGCGGATGCTACATTCGCAAATCTAACAGACCAAAGCGATAACAACGTATTAACCGAAAGTGCTTTAGGTGGCGTAACGCTATCTACTGGAATGATTATTTCTGCAAAAAATGGCGGAATGATGAAGAGAGTTAACGTATCGTCTGGAAGCGTATTAGCAATATTCGGATAATATGTACAGTTACGGATATCACTACCCAAGTAAAGCCAAGAGAATATCTGAGGGGCAACTGATATTCGATGACTATAAAGAAAGGGTAGAAGCTGACGGAGGAGTCGTAGAAAATAGAAGCTGCGTAATTAGAGATTTAAATAAATTAATATGAGTTTAATAGATAAAGCAAGTTTAATACAGATACCAAGTGGGTATAAATCAACAAAGCTATACTCAATAGAGCCGACCAACGGAGATGGCGATTTCACCTTTGCTCGTTCATCAAGTGCAACGAGGGTAAATAGTGAGGGTTTGATTGAGACTGCTCAAGTAGTTAGCACAACTGAATTAGTAACTAATGGGGATTTTGCAACGGATACGGATTGGGGAAAAGGAACTGGATGGACAATAAGTGGGGGAAAAGCGAGTAATGACGGAACTTTAGGCTCTCATAATTTACAACAAAACTCAATTTTAGTTGTAGGGAAAAAATATCAAATAACTTTTACGGTTAGTGACTATGTTAGTGGCAACGTTCAAGTTTCGGCAGGAGCATCTCCAAGAAATTCAGCCACATCAAACGGAACATACACATTTAATCAAGTTAGTACTCCAACTTCAAATTTTTATATTATTGCAAATGCTTTCAATGGCTCTATTGACAACGTATCAGTCAAAGAAGTATTTGAAAACGATGTACCTCGCTTGGATTATAGCGGTGGTGCAAGTTGTGCGAGTTTATTGTTGGAAAATCAGGCAACGAATTTAGTTACCTATTCAGAAGATTTTACAAATGGTTGGAATTTAGATGGTGTTACTGTGTTATCTAATAATTCAATTTCTCCAGATGGAAGTTTAAATGCTGATAAAATAACATTTGTATCTGGAAATGAAAGATTATATTATATTGTATCCACATCATCAGCAGTTTTTTCTGTTTATTTAAAAGGAGAAGAGGGTAAGGAAGTTAAAATTAGAAATGCTAGTGGTTTTATTAAAACAGACATAAGATTGACTGAAAATTGGGAAAGATATGAAGTTTTTATTGATGAAGCAAACACAAATATACAAATTCAAAACATAAATTCAGAATATGTTTATGTATGGGGAGCCCAGCTCGAAGCTGGAAGCTACGCAACAAGCTACATCCCTTCCAATAGTGGTTCACAAACGACACGTTCAGCAGATGTATGCAACAATGCTGGAGATGCTAATACGTTTAATGACTCGGAAGGGGTTTTGTTTGCGGAGATAGCGGCGTTGGCAGATGAATCTACATATAAAACAATTACAGTCAATAACAACTCACAAACTAACAGAGTTCAAATTTCTATAAATTCAGATGAAATATATTTAGCAATTGTTGTTGGATGGGTAACACAAGCATTTGATAGTTATACTGCTACAAATATTACTTCATTCAACAAAGTAGCTCTTAAATATAAATTAAATGACGTTCAATTATGGCTAAACGGAGTGCAAGTTTTAACGGATACTTCAGCAACAATGCCAATCGGTTTAAGTAAATTAAAATTTGATAGAGGTGATGGAGTTGACCCTTTCTACGGAAACACAAAACAACTAATATATTTTGATGAGGCTTTGAGTGATGAGGAACTATCTGATTTGACTGGTCAAGTGAACTTGAGTTTTAATAATTTAGCAACATTCTATAATTACACTATACTATAATGGCAGAACCAACAATACAATTAGGCGGCGGCAACTGGGCTGGAAAGACAGACAACCTACTTGGATACTACGAGCAAGATGGAAGATTTTACAAACAAGATTTTACATTTTCAAGAAGCACAACTGGAACATATACAGATTCAGACGGCTATATTCAAGAGATGCCGTATAATCTTTTGACTTACTCAAACGATTTCAGTAATTCGGCTTGGATAAAAGATAGATGCACATTAACAAGCGGACAAAGTGGGTACGATGGGAGTAATGACGCTTGGTTAATCCAATCTACGGCAACCGCTCAGAGTTCACGATGTTATCAAGCTTTTAACAGTGATGGCAACTTTAATAGGTCAGTGTATGCAAAGAAGGGTACGTCTGACTATTTAGCTATTTATACAACGAGTTCGGCTTATGCTTATTTTAATCTATCTAATGGGACAATAGGGACAGAGTCTAATAATGTAAACGCTTCTATTTTGAGTGTTGGTAATGGATGGTATCGTTGTAGTGTTACAATGTCAAATGTTTACAACAATCATTATATATTTGTCGCAAATGTAGACAACAATACGTCCACAAATAGCGGTGACAACATCTACATTCAAGATGCTCAAATAAACAAAGGCTCGTCCGCAAAGACATATTTTCCAACGACAACTCGTTTAAATATGCCAAGAGTTGACTACAAAGACAACTCCAATGGCTCACTAATTTTAGAGCCTCAGAGGACGAATTTATTTGCTTATAGTGAGGATTTTAGTCAAAGTTTTTGGAATAAAGCATCATCATCAGTTACATTAACATCTCAAATTGCTCCTAACGGAACATCAAATAGTGTTTATAATTTAGTTGGAACATCAGCTAATTTATATGCAGGTGGAGTAACTGGAGTACAACATACTATATCTTTTTATATTAAAAGTAATGGTCAAGAAAAAGATAAATTTAAATTAAGATTAGGTAATAACACAAGTGTTGAATATACTGCAACAAATGAATGGGTAAGATATGAATATACTGAAACACCTACAACGAGTGTTTTTGGTATTACAACAACATCTGCTCCTAATAACGAATTTGATTTACTTGTATGGGGAGGGCAATCGGAACAAGGCAGCTACGCCACAAGCCTAATAAATACTTCAGGCTCATCCGTCACAAGAAATGCGGATGCGTGTGAATTAACAAACGTTGCGGATAGAATAGGACAAACGGAGGGAGCTTCTTACTTTGAATACACTTGTAATGGTTCAGATGGTAGTGGTCAAAGAATATTTTCTTTAAGGGGTTCTTCTACTAGTAATAGAATAGCTATTTTTGACCAATTAGGTAAAATAAGAATTTTTGTTGCTAGTGGTGGAGCTGTACAGGTGGATTCAACGACAAATGTAGATACAGCATCAACTCACAAGGTAGCATTTAGATATAAGTTAAATGATTTTAAATTATATATTGATGGTGCTGCTATTGTAACAGACACTGCTTTTACAGTACCAACTTTAAATTCTGTTTATGTAGGAACATCAGAAGGATTTGGTGGCACTCTTGGTGGAAACGTAAAAGACGTAAGAGTATACAACACCGCATTAAGTGATAGCGAATTAGCAACATTAACAACATAAGAGTAATAAATACACCTATAAAAACAACAAGAGTAAAAATATGATTTTTAAAAAATACGAATTTACGGACAAGCAATGGGAAACCATTAGACCAACCTTATACAACGAAGATGAGGAGGGGAATGAAATTTTAATACCAGCAATCAATGCGGTTGTTGAGATAGGGCATATTTGCAGAGCATTTGATGAGGAAGGTGAATGCACTGACCTATCGACTATGTATAGCGTTGATATGTTATTAAACGAAGATGTTGAAAGTCTTGAGAAATATGAGGTTTATCCTGATCCAATAGGCGTGCATACATTCGCTGGAGATGACTCGCTTTATTTAAAGGCATATTGCATTAAATACCCAGAGAGTGAATACTGCGTAATACCAGAGAGCGATGAAGATTTGGCTGAGTAGTATATATTATTCTTTGCTATTATTCTTTGCCCCAATAAAGGGCATTATCGTAATCGTAGCTTTATCTACAATGATAGATACTGCTTTTGGTATATGGAAAGCTAAAAAATTAGGTGAGAAATTATCAAGTAAGGCGTTTAGGTCTGGATTAGTACCAAAGTTATTGTCGTATGTTGGAACTGTAATGATGGTTTACGGCTCAGATGTCTTTATAATTAACTCGCTTGTTTCTAATGTAGTTGACGTAGAGTTTATGGCTACTAAGGTTATTGCTTTAACGCTAATAATAAATGAAGCTAAATCAATAGATGAAAGTTTTGAGGCAGTTAAGGGCTATTCACTAATTGCAAAGCTGCTTGAAATTATCAACAATCTAAAAGACGTTAAAAAACAACTATAATTGAATTACGAAATATACATTGTAGGACATTATCCACACGACAGATTCGCTTTAGGATGGGAGTATGTGGGTGCTGATGAGGAATTCAGCTATAATTCTATAACTTTGTATATGTTCATATTCACAATTACTATAAATTATGAAAGAGATTAAGAAGTCTAAAAGCGTAAAAATTCCAAGCTCTAAGCATTTTAAGTTAGAGGAGTTTCATTGCAATGATGGAACACCAGTACCAGAGGAATTTTACGACAACGTTCAAGAGCTTATGGATAACCTAGAGGTTATTAGAGAGCATTTCGGAGGCTTATACCCAATGAGAATAAATAGTGGGTATAGAACTCCAGAATACAATAAAAAAGTAGGTGGAGCTGCTAAAAGCCAACATTTGACTGCAAGTGCTGCTGATATTAGAATGAGCGTAACGCAAAGTATCTTACAAGACGCAATAGAGCAACTACAAAAAGACGAAAAGATAAAGCAAGGTGGATTAGGTAGATATGCTACTTTTACGCACTACGATATTGGTAAATATAGAAACTGGTAATGTACAACTGGGAGGAAGCTGACCTATTTAATTGGCTAAAGGAATTTGTTTATTTTGATTTAGTAAAGTCAAAAAATCAGATGAGCCGATGGGATTGCTATTCTCCTAAATTTAAACACCGTATTGAGCTTAAATGCAGACGGAAGCATTATGATAGTTTATTGCTAGAGAAAAGCAAATATGATGCTATGATATTTGAGTCTGGCAAACATTTAGATAGACCTATTTACATTAATTCTACACCAGAGGGTGTATATTCGTTTGATTTATTGGACATTGAGCCAGAATGGATATTTAAAACCTTAAGAGCTACTACTCAATTTGCCAACAATAAAAGCGTACTAAAGAAAGTAGCCTTTTTAGATATTAAAGAGGGTATTAAATTAGAGCTATAATAGTGCTTGTAAAACTATTATTCCAAGCATAACCAGTCCTATCTTTCTATTGCGTATAATTTTCTCTTGTTTCTTTTCAGTAACTTGCAATAACTCATAATAATCGCTCTCAAGGGAATTTATATGCGTTTTAAGCGTATTTATATCTTTTTTGGTGCTATCTATTAGCTGTATATATTTAAACTCTTTAGAACGGCTAATTTGAGATTGAGCTAATAAGCTATCTTTTTGGATTAATTCGATGTAAATTCTATCCATTTGAGAATATGTGATGCAAACTAATGTATCGTTATCTTTATTTATTAATTCTATCTGAGAATAACTTAATACGCTCAGAACGAGGCAGAATATGGTAATTACTTGTCTTACGTTCATAATAAACTTTAATTGTATCTGATTGTCTTTGTAGACTATCTAATTGCATATAGATAGTATCAATTTCGGTTAATGTTATATTGTTTTCAATAGGTTTTGTTACCTCTTTTTTCATTCTCGTTAAGTCGTTAATGATAAGAGACGCTACTATTAGAGCAAATCCTAAGGTTATTGCATAATATTTCCAGTTCATAATTTCTCTTCGTATCTTTTGTCAGCTATATCCACAAGACGAGCAAGTTTAATTAATGTGTTCCTACTTATTGCGATATATTTCATACCATTTGTGTCAATAGTTGCACAATTATCATAATTAAAATTGACTTCAAAAGCGTCTAATTCTGCGTCTAAAAATTCAGTTTTTAGTCCGTCTTCTACATTACCTAAAATTTCTAATTCATTAGGCATTAATACCTCTTCGATTGTTTTGTTTTTACTCATAATTGTTCTTTTACTTTTTGCCAGTATTTAAGTGTTGATTGTTTCTTGTATCCATTCCAACCGCCATTCCAGTTCCTGGCTAACTTTTCGTCTGTTGGGTTAGTGGTATGTTCTTTAATTACGTTAAACATCTGGATAGATTTTTGTTTATTCCATCTATCTGCTAACTTGTATTTGTTATATCCTAATAACCTATTAACTTCTCTAAGCATTATAGGGCGTATTTGTAAGCATCCTACTGCGTTTTCTTTTGCATTATATGCGTTTATATCTCCTCTGCTTTCAACGTAGATTATAGCGTCTATTAAATTATTTTTAGGAATAGTCCTAACCACCCCCATAGAGGAAGTGGAAAGGAATAAACCAACATTTAACACAATAAAAAATAATTTCATTTGTAACCTAATTTAGCTTTGACTATATCGGCTTTTATGCCTTTACGCTTTGCCCATTCTTTACCCCTCAGCTCTTCGTTATCTTGCTGAATTTTACGACTGGCTCTAGTAATGGTTAAAACATTTTTATAATGCTCTGCAATTATCATAGCAGATAGAATGTTAATACCATAAGCATCTTGTAAAGCTCTGCGTAATAGCTTTTTAGGCTTGTCTCTCATTTCTGGATTCGTAGTCAATAGTTGTTTTACTTGTTTTGTTGTGTTCATAAGTTTGTTTTTATAAATTCGTTTAATCTGGTGTAATCTTTTTTAAATGTTTTATCATATTGCATTAAATCGGCAGCTTGTTGTATTGAGTGTATTACTGTTGAATGGTCACGCCCCCCTAAAGCACTCCCAATAGTTTTAAGAGAGCAATTAGGCATATTATCTCTGGCAATATAGCAAAACATTTGCCTACATATTACTTTTTCTCGTTGTCTTTTAACTCCAGTTATTTCTCTTTGTGGTATATTATAATATTTAGATATGCAATTTAGCAGCTTATCAAAGGTTAATCTACCTTTTAACACACTATCGCTTTGCCATCCTCCCAACTTTTCAATACCAGCAGCCGAATAATAAGAGGGTTTATCTTGTTTTGGAAAGTATTTGTATTTAATTTCTCCGTCTTCGTCCTTTATGGTGACTTGTTCTATCTGACCCATCTTAACCAGGTCAGTTATCTTTCTATTTGCTTCTACTATACCGACCTTTCTGCATAATCCTAATATAGTATTAAGGTGGGTGTATCCTTTTTTAAGGGTATTCCTAATAAATAGGTAGTCTTGATTTTCTGTTTTGTAGTCTTTAACTAGCTCCATAATTGTTCTATGTATTCTCTTGATTCTATTACTTTATGTTGTAACTCATATATTACCTCTTCGTCATAATCTATATCAAATGACTTTATTCTGTATTTGCTTTCTATTTCTGAGTAGTCGTGGGACTCTTCTAAGGTTAATTCCTCTGGTGTGTTCATTAAAACATACACTAATTGGGCTTTATCCTTTTGAGTTAAGTGCATATATGTCTGAAGCTGGTAGTAATAATCTTTATTTGGCACTCCGTTATAGAATAAAGGAAAGCTAAAACAGTCCCAGCTAGACTTTATGTCTATAATCTTATCCTCTAGTATAACATCTGGAGTACCACAAAAATACTCATCCTCAAAATACTCCTCATTTTTTTCAGCAAATAACCAACCTTTCTCAGCAGAGGCATACATAATAGCATCGTCCTCAACCTGATTGCCTTTGGTTAAATATTTAGATTGGATGTTTTTACGCACCCCATATATCTGCTCTTTTGTCCACTCCTCTAAATAGCTTTTAGTAGTCTTTGACAAAAACTCGCTTTTAGAACGAGCCTTTGTCATTAACTTACCAGCAGCAGAAGCTCTTATCTTAAATTTTTTCATTTAATTGGGTATAGTTCTGCGTTAACTCTACTTATTGAATAATGCTTTTTTAGCTCTGTAAGGGTTATTCCTTTGTCTACTGCTGCACTCCATATCTTATCGTCTTTGTTTACCCATTGCTTTTGACTCTTTGTAGCTTGACTGGCTGAGTTAGCGTCGTCATCTTCTGACTGAAGCCCGATAAGCGACTGCAACGTATATCTTCGGTAGTAACTCACGCACGACCCTATCTTCTGTGGGTCGTCTATTTCTGGTAATTGCAAAGCACTTTGTATTTTTTCTCCAGATTTTATTTCAATAATCTCTGAAAATACATAACCTTTATAAATAGGCTGCAATAATAGTAAACCATTCTTTTGCAGTAATGGCTCAACGTGCTTTAATAGCGAGTTTATGTCGAAATACTTTGATTTAAAAAAGGGATTTGTTGAGTCTTTAGAGATAGCTCCTATCTCTTTTTTGACTTCGTTTAGTTTTGTGTATAAATTCATTGGACAAATATAATTAAAATGTTTAGATAATGTTTATTAAGGTTATTTTTTTTTAGTTTGCTTTGTACTGTTTTGTGTGAAACATTATTTGTTTCTTCATATTGTTACAAAGCCCTCAAGACCAAGAGGGCTTTTCTTTTATAGCTGTTTTAATTCTTGGTAATAGTCTAATAGTGAGTAGTGCATATTACGAGCGTTTACAATAGATATTCTTAATAGCTCAGTAATGCAATTTTGATTATTTAAATTAACTTTTCTGTTGCCCTCTATAACACTATTTAAAGTATGTATAGATATTTCGTGTTTACTGGCAACTTGTTTCCTCTGTTCTACGCTTGTGCAAGACTTTAAAATGTCTTTTAATTCTGGGGATATTGTTTTGGTGTATTTCATATAAATAAATTTTTAAAATCTTCGTTGATGTTATTGTCTGTATTAATTGACTCGTTAAAATTATTAATTGATTTCGTAAGCTCGTTATATTTTAATATCTCGTCTAGCTTGTTGATTAAAGCATCAATCATATTAGCTTTACTATCGCACATTAGACTGATAGACTTATCGTCCTCATTATCATTGTACCACTCTTGTGACTTCTGCTTCATTAAATCTCTCTCTTTTCTTAGGATACTTTGTATCTCCCAGATTTCTTGTTTTGTTAATTTCATCTTGTTTTTATGTAAGTTAATTCTAATGCAGCAAATAAACCTATAACAAATAGAATAGCTGCTGCTCTCGGCTCTTCTACTGCCCAGCACCATACCGACATAGGCATTAGTGCTGAGGTTACTTTTAAAATTGATTCTTTCATATTGTTTTATGTTATACTACTCTTTCTAAATGATAATTAATGTCAAAAGATTCACCTACATTTGGAAATAATTCCTTAACTAAAGTGGAATATTTGCAGTCTGCTAATATATAATTATGATACATTTTGCCAGTATATTCGTTGTATTGTCTGTGCTTATAAACTTGTAAATAGTATTTAGATAAAACACTATTCATTTCTTGTTGGCTGCCTACGTTATCGATTTCGTCTGCTTCTTTTTGTGTTAATTTTCTGTAATTTTTCATTTTTGTTTGTGTTAATTGTATTGCAAATATATACAAAATATTAAATACCTAACAAATTATTTTAAAAAACTTTTATTTTAACTGAATCTTCTAAACCTTTATCGCTTGTAATTAGTATGCTCTTTACTACTTTATAACTATCGTTCTCAAAGATTATATCCTCAATCATTTTAACCATTGCCACACAATTAGAAGCATCTAATGCTCTTGATTTAAATGTAAAGTGATATTCTGTGTTATAAGTATTTGTCTTTGGAAGCGTTTTATTAAACTGGCTTTTTACTATTAAAGTATAATTATCTTTTATCTTCTTACGCTTTGTCCAATGCATCCCAGCATACCATTTATTGAGTGATATTTTAGGTAAATCTTTAAGTATTATTTCCATTTTACAAAAATATATTTTTTATTTTATGTATAAATTTTTAATATTTGCCCTCACAAAACAAATGAAAAAAGAAACAAAACGCAAAGCATTCAAATTTTATCGCAGCTATTATGATGTTTATAATGAGCTAAATGATAAAGACAAATTAAAATTTATCGAGGCATTACTAGACAGACAATTTCAAGGCGTAAAGCCAAAGAAACTAACTGGTATGGTAATGTTTGCCTACCTAAGCCAGGAGCATTCTATTGATTTACAAGTCAAGGGTTACGAGGATGCAGTTGGTAAAAAACTTACCCCCTACACAGACCCCCCTAAGGGGGGCATAGAGGGGGGCTTAGTGCACCCCTTGCAGCAAGAGAAAGAGAAAGAGAAAGAGAAAGAGAAAGAGAAGAGTATATATGTTGATTATGAAAAATTATTGAAAGCGTTTAATGATATATTAGGAAAGAAAGCTAGAGTAATACCAGATAAGGCTAAGAAACAAATAAGAGACAGATTAAAAGAGGGTTACAATAAAGAAGATATTATTACAGCTTTGATAAACGCCTCTAAAGATTCATACCATATAGACACCAATTATAAATATGTAACGCTTGAATTTATATCAAGACCAGATAAGTTTGAAAGATTTGTTAATATGAATAATTATAAAATCAAGAGAGCTTTAGTATGATTAAAAAGAATAGCGAAATTTTAGACCAACTTATGAGCTTACATAAGAATGGTATACCAGAGGGAAGTAAAATAGGTCATACTAATTTTGATGAACAATTAACATTTGTTAAGGGTGGTTGTACAGATATAACTGGTTATCCTTTTTATGGTAAGTCATTATTTTTAAAAGAAATAATTATGGGCTTAACTATTAAAGAAAATTGGAGACATTGCATTTATATGCCAGACGATGGAAGTGATACTGATGTAATATCAAACTTGCTACATAAGATGACTGGCAAAACCTTTGAGAAAGGATATCCAAACACTATTACAGAAAAAGAAATAGCAAAACATTCTAGCACCCTACTTGATAGATTTAAATTTATTTCAGCAGAGCATAGCATTGAGCCAGAGGCATTTTGGAATTATGCAAAAGAAAATGGATGTCATTCGGCGGTAATTGATAGTTGGAATTACCTGGCACATAAAGGAGAGCCAACAAGTCCAGATTACCTACGCAAGATATTATCTACTCGAAATAGGTTTATGGAGGTTAATAATATGCACAGCTTTATTATTATACACCCTAAAAACCCAGACCCTAAACAAGTTAAAGATGGTAATGTTAAAAGACCTAGTGTTTATGATTTAATGGGAGGCTCAGAATGGAACAATAATGGTAGAAATATTTTAGTAGTACATAAAGGCTCAAAAGAAAATAATCAACCTTACAGCATAAATATAGATAAGGTAAAGCCAAAGCATTACGGAAGTATAGGCGAAGTTTCATTACAAATGGATTGGGCTAAACAAAGATTTTATCAGTATGACCCAGTTTATAATAAAAAGACTTACGCTTATGGCAAAGAGGAAATAATTAAAGACCCATTAATTACAACATACAAAACATATGAGATATAACGACAGTAAAATTATAGACGAAGCTAGGCAAGTAATATCTAGCATAGAATTAAAGCTAATGAAGCAGCCTTATGACGAAATAAAGCAAAACAAAGTAGATAGGCTAGAAAGATTGATGCACTATACTTGTTATTTAGAGAAGCAGAATGATGAGTTTTATGATAAATTTACAAGGCAGTTAGAAAGAATTAAGATGCTTGAAAACCATATAGATAACTTACAGAATAAAATTAATGTGGAAAACAAATTAAAAAACTTTTAAACAAATGTATAAATTTGCATACAATATGAACCACTACTATACGTCAGACGATGAACGAGTAGCAAAGAGCGTCATTGATAGAAAGATACGAGAGGCAAAGGCAAATGCTCTTAGCGAACAATTTTGGGAGTTTGGATATAACTTTTGTGAAGATTGCTTGACATCAAGAGGAATATTGGATTGCTCACATAATATCTCAGTTGATAAAGCCCAAAAAACCAGAAGAACAGAACTGGCTTGGGACGTAAATAATATTAAAGTGAGATGTAGAGAATGCCACAAAAAGCACGATAAATTATGAATATAATAAATTTTAGTGGTGGTAGAACTTCTGCATATATGACAAAGCGTTTGATTAATGAGGGTTTGTCTGATTATATTGTAACTTTTCAAAATACTGGCAAAGAAATGCCAGAAACTTTAGACTTTATAAATGAATGCGATAAGCGTTGGAGTTTAAATATAGTTTGGCTTGAGTATAGATATGGGAATAATTTTGAGGTGGTAGATTATAAAACTGCGTCACGCAATGGTAGACCATTTGATGAGTTGATTGCTTGGAATAAAGGTGTATTACCAAATACAATGATGAGGTTTTGCACAAAGGAGATGAAAATTAATACACTTAAAAGGTGGGCAAAAAGTATAGATGTTAAAGAATGGAGTCATTATGTCGGTATAAGGTATGATGAGCCGAGAAGATGGGGGAAAACATCTAAGTTGCCACAATATATGGAAATAGAACACCCTCTTGTTAAATGGAAAACAACAAATGATGATGTATTAAAATGGTGGAGTAATCAAGATTTTAATCTAAATGTAAATGACCCTTATGGAAATTGTGATGGGTGTTTTTTAAAAGGTAAAGGTAAATTATCTATAATTGCAAAAGAACGCCCAGACTTATTTCAATGGTGGATAGATAAAGAAAATAAAAATCAATTTAAAAAAGAAATAACTTACAAACAAATAAAAGAAAAAAGCGAGTTGCAAAAAGGTTTATTTGATGGCGACCCATCGTTTGAGTGTTTTTGTAATATAGATTAATATGAAAGGATTATATCAAGTTACAGCAATGAGAGCTAATAAAGTAATTAGCTCAGAGGTCTATGGTAATATAGCTGAAAAAGATGTGCTATTTAATCGGCTAATGACAAGGCATAAAATACCACACGCAAGACGTCACGAATGGAAATTACAAGAAGTAAAATTAAATAAAGAAATAAATGACTAAAAAAGAACAAATGGCTCACTTCGGTTACATAACCGAGCAGATGGAAAAGACATTATTTAGCAAGGGAGATGACTACGCTAATGAAGATAGGTTATCTAACTTTAAATTAGCTGGAGCTATTGCTGGAGGAGATGCCAGGACTAACTGCTTAAACCTTATAGCTACTAAAGTGGCAAGATTAGGGGTGTTAATCAATACAGATAAAGAGCCTAACAATGAAAGTATAGAGGACAGCGTTTTAGATTTAGCTAATTATGCTGTACTTTTGTCAATGATAATAAACGAAAATAAATAAAAATGAACAAAACAGAAAAAGTATTTGCAGATGGATTTATGTTTAAAATGAATCCTAATTCACCAGAGTGGGTAGTAGGCAGCCTTAGCTTAAAAGCAGAGGATGCTATTACCTTTATTCAGAAACACACAGACAAAGGCTGGGTTAACCTAAAAATTAACATCGGCAAAAGCGGTAAACCTTATGTCGAACTAGACACTTGGAAGCCAGAAACTAAAACTGAGCCAGTAATGGCTGAAAGCACAGACGGACTACCCTTTTGAAACTAGAGTCTGTCTATTTTGACCAAAGCATTAGAGATTATGCTCTTCGGCTTACCAATGACAAGGTAGAGGCTGAGGAGCTTATTTCTATTGCGTATGAAATCTGTCTAGAAAAACCACCACTTGAAAACTTAAAAGGATACTTTGCTATGGTTATGCGTAACCAATGGCTAAAAAAATGCAATAAGAAAGACCCTTTTTTTGACAATGATAACTCAGAACATCCAGATGTCGAGCAAGTCCTCGATAAAATGAACAATTATTATGCTAATATTTTAAGGGCTATTGCTAATGGCGAGACCTTAACACAAATCCATAAGGGTGCTTCAATAGGTTATAGGACTCTTAAAGCAGATTATAAGAAAGCCAAAAAAGAATTTAAGATAATGTACGAAAACAAAATAAAAATAGCAGTAATTATCCGTAACATAAATGGCGTAAGTTATCACAGACTTTTAATGCCGTTTGCAAAGATGAAACGAGACTACGGAATAGAAATAATAGTGCTTTTAAATAAGGATGACGAGTTTTTTAATAACCTGGATGGGGTTACTCACGTTGTATACAATAGAAATATATCTGGGCTAATGCAGCCAGAGGAAACGTACTTAAAACTTAGAGCAAAAGGAATTAAAATTATTTGTGATATAGATGACTACTGGGAGTTAGACGATAAGCACCCAATGAGTTATTACTATAAAAAGACTAACCTTACAAAGTGTGTTATCAAGAACTTAAAACTTGCTGACCTAATATGGACAACTACGCCAATACTAGCAGACAAGATAAGACCTTATAATAAAAATATCGTTATTGTTAAGAATGCTTTAGACCCTTTAGAAAAACAATACGCTTATGAGGATTTGTCTTTAGACTTTGATACGTTCTTTTATTCTGGAGGTAGTACCCATTTGAGAGATTTAAAACTATTAGGGAATGCTTTTGATAATGAAACCTTTTTTGTTAAAACCCCAAAGCTGCCAAAACGAATGAAAGGCACTAAGGTACAGATAAGCGATATACAAGAATACGCTAAGGATTATGAGGATTGCGGTATATGTGTTATACCTCTGCAAGATAATGTATTTAATAGCTGCAAATCTGAGCTAAAAATGATTGAGGCTGGACACTTTGCCAAGCCAGTAATGGTATCGGCAATAGACCCTTACACATTACTTGCAACAAATAAAAACAGCTTAAAAGTATATAATAATGATTGGGCTGCTGCAATTAAGAAGATAAAAGGAAATCATACGATGCAAGTCGATTTAGGTTTAAAGCTCAAAGAGGATATAACAATAAAGCACGATTTAAGCAAAGAGAACGAAAAAAGGATACAATCATTATGAGTGAGGAATTAGAAACAAGAATACGAGCCATTTATAATATGAAAGGGGGTAGATTAGACCCTAAATTTTATAAGGAGTTTACAGAGATATGTCAAGATAACTTTAGATATAGACCAGATGTTAGCTGTGGTAAGTGCATATATAAGCACGTTGTTAAATTATATGATAAATTTTTTAAATGAAATTAAGCGAAATTAAGAGTAATCCCAATAATCCTCGTACAATAAAAGACGAGAAATTTGAAAAGTTAAAAAAATCTATTAAAGAATTTCCTAAAATGATGGCTTTACGTCCTATGGTTATAAACCAGGACAATATAGTCTTAGGAGGTAATATGCGTTTAAAGGCATTAAAAGAGTTAGGATATACAGATGTGCCAGATAATTGGATAAAAAGGGCTGAGGATTTAACAGATGACGAAGCAAGGCGTTTTATTATTGCTGATAATGTAGGATTCGGAGAACACGACTGGGATATATTAGCTAATGAGTGGGATAGTATAGAGCTTAGGGATTGGGGATTAGAGGGCTTTCCTTTTGAAATAGAAACAAAAGAACAAGAAATTAAAGAAGATAAGCAGATTGAAATTTGTGAAAAATGTGGTAGAGAGATATGAACAAAACCGAACAACATAAAAAAGCAATGCTAGAAGCTTTAGAGCAGTCTCTAGGCATAGTAACTTCTGCTTGTAAAAAAGTGGGAATTGGTAGAACTACTCATTATGAATGGCTAAAGACAGACGAAGATTATAAAAAAGCGGTAAATAGTATTGAAGATATAGCTTTAGATTTTGCAGAATCTCAGTTACATTTACAAATACAAGAGGGAAGCACTACAAGCACTATATTTTATCTAAAGACAAAAGGCAAAAAAAGAGGTTATGTAGAACGAACAGAAGTACAACAAGAAACAACTTTAAAAAGCCTTGATATTAACATTATAGATACTGGTGTACCATTAGCGTCTAATGAAAAGGATATAGTTGATTAGTACCTCTGCCCTATATCGACAAAATTTTGTATCTAATGCAGATATAGTAGTCAATCAAGGTGGTACATCTTCTGGTAAGACTTACGCTATTTTGCAAGTATTATTTGCTAAGGCTATCTCAGAGACTTGTATTGTTACTATTGTAGGTCAAGACATACCTAATTTAAAGGTGGGAGCTTTGAGAGATGCAATAGATATACATAATGGCGATGAGGCTATAAAACAGCAAGTAACTTTCTACAATAGGAGCGATAGGGTGTTTAGTTTCCTTAATGGCTCTATAATGGAGTTTAATAGTTACGATAATGACCAGGATGCAAAGAGTGGTAAGAGAGATTATTTGTTTGTAAACGAGGCAAACGGTATACCCTACAATATCTTTGAGCAACTAAGTCTTAGGACAAGAAAGCAAGTATACATTGATTACAACCCAGACACTAGCTTTTGGGTACACGACAAGGTAATACCTTTGCACAATGCTGAGCTAATAATATCAGACCATAGGCACAACCCTTTTTTAAGCGATAAGATAAGAGAGAAGATAGAAGCCCTTAAAAACAAAGATTTAGACCTATGGAAAGTATATGCCAGAGGAATGACTGGTCGCATAGAGGGACTTATTTTTAAAAAATGGTATATATTAAATGAGGGGTTTGGTGATAAGAAGCTAATAGGGTATGGAATAGACTTTGGTTTTACGAATGACCCTACCAGCTTAATAGAAGTACGTATGCAAGATGGAGATTTGTACGTACAAGAGTTAATATACGAAACTGGTTTGACAAATAAAGATATAAGCGATAGAATGGAAGCACTTGGAGTTAGCAAAGGAGCTTTAATAGTAGCTGATTCAGCAGAGCCTAAAAGTATTGAGGAGCTGAGGCGTTATGGATGGACTATTGATGGCGTTAAAAAGGGAAAAGATTCTGTTATGTTTGGAATCAATCTTTTGAAAGGTTACGCAATTAACGTACATTCGTCTAGTCGTAACTTAATAAAAGAGTTAGAACAATATAAATGGAAAGTAAATAAAAATGGAGATAGTCTTAACGTACCTATTGATGAGTATAATCACGCAATAGATGCTTTGAGGTATTTAATAATGCATAAATTTAGCAAAAAAGGATATGGACAATACACAGTCGTATAAAATAACAGTAGGACAATACCAAGAATTAAACTCAATAGACGAAAGTTTGTCTTTAGTTGAGCAGAATATTTACGCAGTAGCAGCTATAAAAGACATAACATACGAGGAAGCCTCAAAAATTAAGATGTCTGAATTTAAAAAGATAGTAGACGATTTAAATGCCTTTAATGTTAAGCTATTAGAAAAGCTAAGAATTAAAAGTAAGGTATATTTAAATGGCACTCAATATCATTTAGAACATAAGCCAGAAAAGCTAACGAGCGGACAGCTTTTAGATGTTATAAATATTAGGAGTAACCATCAAGGCGAAGCAGTTAAAGTAATGCACTTGCTTTTAGCAGCTATGAGCAGACCTAAAGGAGGTGAATATGGAGACGATAAATTAAACCTGGAGGAAAGGGCTAAGCTAATTCAGCAAGTAGATTTACAAGAGGTTTGGAATGTCTTTGTTTTTTTTTGGAATCTTTGGAACGATTACTTGAACGATACAGAGGACTCTTTGAGCAAGTGGATGGGGGAGACGCTAGAGATGACCAAGCAGATTTTGCGAAAAGATGGGGACTCTTCAGCATAATATCAGCTATGGCTAATTTACACAACATAAGTATTAACGAGTCTACTAAATTAGGAGCAATAGAATTTCTTAACTGGTGGGCTTATATGGTAGAGAAAGAAGATTATGAGAAAAATTCAAGATAAATTATTTGACAGCCTTTTAGATTATTGGCAAAAGGTCGTTGATGAGCTAGAGAAAAACTTATATATTGCTAATAAAGTAGCAAGTGGCAAGACTGTACAAAGTATAGGCGAATTAAATCAGCAACCAGTAACAATTACTGCAAGTGGATTTAAAGTACAGATATCAATGCCACCGTATTATCAATTTATTGACGAGGGTGTAAGTGGAGCTAAATACAATACTGGTATAAGTAGGTTTAAATATACTAACAAAATGCCACCTATCTCAGCTATACGCAAATTTATGCTTAACAGAGGTATAAGTAAATTTTCAGACATAAAGCCTAAAAGAAATTATTCTGGCACAAATACAAAATCTGGTAAGCGTAGAGATGCTGAGGATATAAGAAAGTCAATAGCTTTTGTTATAGCTAGAAGCATATACAATTATGGTTTAGATAAAACAGACTTTTATAGTAAGGCAATAAATGACCAAACTATACTAGATTTAGAAGCTGAGTTATTAACTGAGTTTAGGAAGTATGTTTTGAATGTAGCTCTTGAGGACTAAAAAACAATATATAATCTACTACCCTAAATTTATCTGTCTATTTTAGTATATATAAATAGATGGCACTTACAATACAAGACCAACCGACAACCAATATACCAGAGCCTAGCTTTGCCCCTATTGAATATTTAGTCAATAGCGATAATACTGCACAAAGTGGATTCAAAGTAATAGCAAGTTTATTTACTGACCCTACTGGAGATAATACTAAGATAGCTACTTTGCAGCTAAACACTATCCCCTCAGCTACGCAAGTTGTAACAGATATCCAAAATATTATACAATCGTTTGTAAGTAGCGATTATTCTATATTGGCTGGAGATACTACCGATATATCACAAAGTGCCTTAAAAGACTTTAAAATAGCTTTCCAAGAGTATTATAGTGGAGCTTTACAAGGTAGTGCAGTAAGTGGCAATACTTTTGATAGTTGGAACTCGTCACCTAAGTATATTGAGTGGGCAGACTTATCTGGTAGTACAAAAGACTATTATAATTGGAGTATAGAAGATGCTTCTGCTGAAACCGACAAAGAGTTTCTAAATGGATTTGAGCAAGATGCTGAATGGTTTAATTTAGGTAAGTCTAACAACTTTTTAAAGGTAAGGTCTACACAAAAATATCAAGCGTCCTGGATTATGAGAGGAGGTAATAGCGATACTTACAAGATATATTTAAAGACATTAGATAGTACGTTTACAAATATATTGTCAACTACAATGACTGCTGCAAATACTGCTGGGCTATATACGCTTGATGTTGGTGCTTCTGAGATTGCTTCGCATAGTTGGGGTACAACTCCAGTAATGACTAATGTAAAATACTATGCTTTAAGAATATTAAACTTTACGGAAGATGTTTGGGCTACAAAAACAATAATGTTTGAAATAGATGACTGCGAAAATACCTATACAGATTATGAGCTACATTGGTTAAATAGAAAGGGTGGCTATGATAGCTTTACGTTTAGTGGTAAATCTAATCAGACTACAAACGTTACAAAGAACTTTGCTAAATACAATACTCGTACAATAGGAGCAAGTAGCATAACTCATAATACATACGCACAGCGTAAGAGAGCATTCCATACGTCTCTAACAGATAATTACAGACTTAATAGTAGATTGCTAAAGGACTTTGAAGTCGAGGGCTTAGAGGACTTGTTTTCATCTCCAGAGGTTTTCTGGAAAAATGGTAGCAACTTTATGGCAGTCAATGTAACTGGTAGCACATTTGAACACGCTAAAAGCGAAAATGGTCAAGTGTATAGTATGGAAGTTAGTATGGAGGTAGATAATAGCGATAAGCGACAATGGTAATAGAACATATAATTGCTGGGTATTCAATACCACACAACGAGGGTGCAATACCTTTGACTAAGGAGGCGTATGATGTAAACAATCCACAGAAGCGTTTAACGGACTTCAGTAAGACTATTACAATACCAGAGAATAAAGTAGTTAATCAGATATTTGAACACGCCTTTGATGTTAATATAGACCTCCAAACGTTTAACCCTAATTTAAAAACAAGCTATCAGATAATACAAGATGGCGTTACTGCAATAGATGGTTATTGTCAACTAAAGTCTATTAAAAATGTAGATGGGTTAATCAACTACGAGATACAAGCTACTGGAAAGATTGGAGATTTATTCGAAAAGATACGAGGTAAATACTTACAAGATTTAGATTTGTCTAGTTTAGACCACATTTGGAATAGAACTAACATAGAAAATAGTTGGACTGCTACAATAGGTCAAGGTTATGTATATCCTATGATTGACTTAGGCGGCAGAACAAATTATGATATTTGGAGTACCCAAGACTTTAAACCAGCTATTTATTTAAAGGAATACATTGACACAATATTAACAGAAGCTGGATACACTTATGATAGCACCTTTTTTAATAGCGACTTATACAAACGACTTATTATTCCATTTGGTAGCGGCAAGATACTACTTGACAATACAGCTATATTATGTAAGGAATTTAATGTACAGAGAACAAGTGACCAAACAATAGACTGCCAAGATTTTAATGATGTAACAAATAGCAATAATAGCAGACTTATATTTAATAACGACAGTAGTTTTTCTGGATATGAAAAAAGGGTTGTAGCAGACGGAGGGGTTGTGGAGAGTTTAGCTTGTGCTGAGGCAGCTTTTGATTTTCCAGATGGATACTTTAATACTTGTAATGAAGAGTATAATGTAAATGATGGTATTTATACTGCTATTGATTCTAATAAAATGTCTTTTCAAGGTATATTGGATTTTGATGTAAATTACACATCAAACAATAGTCTTACGACTTATTATCTAAATAGTACTACTGGAGGTAATTTATTTCAAGCCTATGTTAATATGTACCTTATAGAAAGAAATGGTAGTACATATACAATTAAAGAGTCAATAAAAATAGATTTTACAGACTCTGCTTTTAGCACACCTTTAGAAAATACGCCTGGAGCTGTAACAACTCTATCAAATGTTTACTCATTTACTACTGGTGAAATAGATGTAAAAGGTGGGAGAGAATATTTTATATCTATAGGAGAGGTTGTTTATGAGTCTTATGTTGGTTTAGGCACTACAAGACCAAGCCATTTATATTACAAAAATTTTACAGACTTTGAGTTTATATTTAAACAAGACTCTACTTTTGGTAGTAAATTGCTAGAAACAGAAATAGGGATAGGAGATACAATAGAAACTCGTTTGGTTGTACCTAAACAAATTAAGCAATCTGATTTGTTAAGCAGCATAATTAAGAGATTTAATCTTTATATTGATTATGACCCAATAGATGAGAATAAATTAATAATAGAAACAAGAGATGGATTCTTAACAGACGAGAGAGTCAATTTAGATTATTTAGTTGATAGGTCTAAAGATTACAAGATAACGCCTATGGGTGCTTTAGATAGTGGTAGGTTTATATTTAAAGACCAATTAGATAAAGATAATTTAAATGATACTTACAATAAAGTTAATGATGAGATTTATGGTCAGCTTACTTTAGATATTCAAAACGACTTTTTAGATAAAGATAAAACAATAACAACAATATTTGCACCTACCCCACTACAAACAAGACAAGGAGATAATGATAGGGTTGTTTCAGCTATACAATTTGTTGACAAGGACAATAAACCAGCAGAAGCAACAGCTAAAATACGTCTATTATACTGGGGTGGATTATTAGATACACAGAAAAGGTGGTTTATAGGTATACCTTTTTTAGGTGGAACTTCTTATACGCAATATCCTTACGCTGGGCATTTAGATAATCCGTATGACCCTAGCTTTGATTTAAATTGGTTTGTGCCAAAACAACTATATTATGATTTCAGTTATGGAAATAAATTTGCTTTATCCTATTCTAATAATAATTGTTACAATATATATTGGAAAAAATATATAGAGGAGATTACAGACAAAAATAGTAAGATATTAGAATGCAATTTAGCCTTAAGACCTTACGATTATCAAGAATTAAACTTTAGAAAAAACTATTATATCGATGGAAGTTATTTTAGATTGCTAAAGGTAGAGGATTTTGACGCAATGTCAGAGGATACTACTAAATGTATGTTCTTAAAAGTACAGCCTAAAGATGCTTTTGTGCCAGAGATTAAAGTAGTTAATGGAGGTATAGACGATTTTGCAGACGATACACCAGTACCGATAGGAGATGCCCTTGTATTTCCTAATAATAATAGTGGTAAGGCTCAAGATAGATTGCAATTTGGAGATAGTGTAAAGGGTGGTACTCGTTCTATTGTGGCTTCAGATTATATAGAACAAAGTATAGAGTCAAAAAATTCTTTAATTGTAGGCAGCGACTTCGGTAAAGCATTTGCTGACAATATCACAATGATTAACAGCCCTTATGTAGAAACTAATAGACCAGATGAGGCTTATATTAACGGTTTGTTTGTAGAAAAACTTGCGAGTTTGGTTTTACCTTATGACGTTTTAATAAACTTAGAGACAGAATTGCAAATATTACCCCCTTTGCCAGATGACGAATTTTATGAAGTGACGAGGGGTTATGTGAGGTTAGTTGGAAACGCTGCGACTAGTGGAACACACGAAGTAGATATAGTGGAAGATGACGAAACAGAACATT